GGTTGATGAGGCCGGAGATAAAGTAGACAAATTTGGAAATAAAGTAAATGGTTTTGGAATAGCCATAACAAGAGCAAACAAAAGAACCGCTATTTTTAGAAACACACTAAAAGACTTATCGGAAAGAGCAAGCCCGAAAAGATTTGAGTTGTTTAGTCCTAGAACATTAATGTCTTATAGGAAACAAGGCGGAACAGTATTAGAATACTTTGCCGAGTTTTTGACAAAAACAGAAGAAGATGTTAGAATATTGGGCTTTGAAGCGGCTAAATTTAGAAGGTTCTTTTTCGGCTTTGTTCCGGGTTCTTTCGCTGTATTGAATAAGATTGCATTGACTTTCCAATTTATCGGAGGAACATTAAGAACTGCATTTCCAAAAGCAAAAAAAGAAATAACAGGGACAACCGAAGAGGTCAGTAAATTATCAAAAGCATTAGGAGGTGTCGGCAAATTCTTAGGTTATAGCGGGGGATTCTTAGGTAAGCAAATGATAAAGGATATACGAACTAGCAAGTTAGGAACATTCTTTGGTTTAGACACTAGAAAAAATATAGCAGGAAGAAGAATTAGTAGGGGTCTTAGAGAAGGAGAAAGGGCAGGAAGGTTTGTAAAACAACTAACTCCATTTCAAAAGAAAAGAGAAGAATTTTTAGAAAAACTAAAAAATATTAAATTTGCAGATGTTATGAAATCAATAGGCAATACTATTATGTTAATAGGAAGAAGAGTGGCTTTCTTTTTTACAGCCTTCCTTGCTTTTGTTTCAGGATTATATATTATCTTAAAATTATTAGGGCCAAGTGTTGAAAAAGCATTTAAGGCTACTAAGGCTGTAGTTTTATTTGGTTTGAGTTTAATTTTACCTGCCATGAAAGATATATTTAATGGATTAAAAGGAATATTTAATGTATTTTTCGGAGACGGCACTTTAACTGATTTCATAAATAGCATAATAACGCTATCGTGGGGAATATTACAATTAGCAGTAGGTCTACTGATAACATTAGGAGGAGCGATAATTACTTTTGTTGCGGGAGTGGCATTTGGATTATTTCATACAATAATAGAGAAAATATCAGAATTATCTACTAAGGGTAAAATTGCTCTAGCCGCAGGTGCGTTAATTGCAGTGACATCGTTCATATTAGGTGCGCCAGTTTGGTTAGTCGCTTTGATAGGTATTGCGATATACAAAACGGGTAGTATATTGTTACAAGATGGTTTAAAGGGACTAAAGGACGCTATTCTTAGAGTGAGCATAGTAAGGGCGGCAGTTGATAAAACAAAGGACTTTTTCGGAGGTATTGGAGATAAGTTTTCAAAGGCTGTTAATAACTTCAATACCAAAGTCGGAGGAGGATTTGAATTAGGTTCTGGAATAAATATAGCAGGTTCTTATGCTGATGGTGGTTTAGTTAGAAAAACTGGTATTCAATTAGTCGGAGAAAGAGGGGCAGAATTAGTTAGATTGAATGCAGGTTCTAGAGTTTATAATGATAAAGATACTAAAAGAATGATGGGTTCGACGGTAAATAACTTCAACATAACTATTAACGCTAAAGATACATCAAGAGATGAAATGAGAAAGGTTGCTGATGAAATAGGAAGAATGGTTAGCACTAAAATAAATAGGCGTTCTTCTTTTAGGAATTC